GACGTGGTAAAGCCAGTGATACCTCCGGTATTATCCACGCCGCGCACGTAGAAGATTCCGGTATAGGCAAGCGTGGAACCATGGCCGTTGGAATAGTAGCCGTTGAATACCGGAACGCTGACACCGTTAGTGGTAACTGTCGGCGGAGTCGCAGATGCTGATGTGACATAGAAAACGAGCGTATTGCCCGCTGTAGCCGCAGCACCGAAAGTGACGCCGGTAGATGTCCCGACGCCCTTCTGAACGACACCATAGACCACTAAGGAATCCTGACTGGCTCCGAAAGACGGAATAGCATGACGGGGCTTACTCCTCCGGCAGCCGCGCATTCACGGCAGATAGAGCCATTCGCCGCGACCACCGAGGCATGAATCGGGCACAGCCAGATTTTCCGCTCGTGACTTGGCACGGTGCAGTACCGGCGATACAGGCTCGCTGGCGTGGCTCCGCATTCAGTGCGCGGAGCCACCAGCGCGCTACAGGGCTCCATTCTGGGAATCTTGAGGTCAGCGACCGCAAGTCCCAGTTCCAGGGCAGCCATCTAGACCTGGCAGATGAAACCGACTCCAGCGGAACCAGTGCCCGCGGCAGCCTGCAAGCTGTCGCCGATGGCTGGCGTCCGCGTTGACGAGAGCAGGAATGCCGCGATGACGTTCGCCGTCGTGCCGCTGGCCGCGTCGCAGCAGATTCCCCAGACGCACGTTCCGGGAGCCGATGTGAATGGTCCCCATGTGATGATCGCCGTATTGTAGATAAGCGACGGGCTGGCCACGGTCGGTGTCACCGGACCGTAAACCTGCCGCGCATAGCCCGAGGCAGTGGCGTACTCGTTGATGGACGCGTGCGCCATGGTGGCCGCGGTATTGTCCAGCACGCCGGATGCCGCCGAGGTGGACAGACCAAGATAGACGGAGCCGACTGCCGGGCTCTGCGTCTTGCGGAATACTGCTGCGAGGGCTTGCTGCTCCGCATACGTGAAAAGCTGCCCTGCGGAAATGGTACTCATTGTTTCCTTCCTACAGTGCCGGTTCGCTCGGAACGAACAGTGCGAGGTTATCTGGGTCTACTGTCGTTATCCTGCCGATTCCTTTCGTATCGGTCCAGGACACCAGCGGCCAGCCGGTTTCCTGGTCCATTTCCACTACGGTAGTGATCATGCCGTGCTGAAGGTCGAGCTCGGTCATTTCCGCCGTCAATGGCTGCCCGAGGGCATGCTCGCCATATCCGGCTTCTGACGGATGGGTATAGACGAACTCGTCTCCCGGATTGGCATTGGCCAGCGGATAATCGCTCTTTACCCTCTTCGGCATTAGCTGCCTCCCTTCTTCCATCCCTCGGGGATATCCGCTCCCCATCCCTTGGCCTGCGCCACGCGCTTGATGTAACGCCGAACCCTTGCGTGCTCCTCTGGCGTATTCGGCCGCGCACGACCGACAGCCCTGATTGCCGAGGCTAGTGAATCCTGCCCGGTCCGCTGCTTAATGGGGAAGCGCGGAGCGTTGGACTGATTCTTTTGCGACGGCGGTAGTGCCTGACCCTTCTTCTGAAGAGCCTGACGTTGCTTGAGATCCGCCATTTCTACTCTCCCAATACTTGTTCCATGTTCTGATAGCTTGCTTGCCGCTGGTGCCCTTTGTGGCCGTGCCCCATTCAGCAGACAGCGCATCGTTGACAGAGCCCTGCCCGACAAAGACAGCGCGTGCCGTGCAGTGGCAATGGTCATGCGCACGGAAATCCACGGTGGATTCCTTGTAGACTGCGCCGCGACCGGCCAGCATCGCGCAGAAGCCGCACGCGCCAGGCTCGATTACCCTTTCCCAGCCGCGTGCCCGCGGGTCAATGTGCACGGCATTAGTGATGGTGTCCCGTCCGCCCATCATCACCATGCGAGTACTTGCCCCGCGCAATGCATCGTTCGCCATTGCCGAGGAAGCGTGCGGGTCATTCTCCTGGAGGAAATGATAGAACTGGCCTGGACCCATGGCGTCAGCCACGTTGCCGATGTAATTCATATCTGGCTGAGAGCCCGGCACCGCGAAATGGTCATAGCCCGCGGTCACTCGGGCATTCGCGTAATACTGCGCCGCATTAGCTGCCGTCGCAGAATAGTGCGTAGCCATGATTCCCTTTACCAGAGGATCCAGCCGATTCCAGCCATCGTTGAAATGCTCCGGATCAATCATGCGCAGCCACAGATTGTAGATGGCCAGCGCTGCACGCTGCGCAATGGATTGCTGACTGTTCTGGTAATGGCTGAGGAGCAGTTGCGCCTGCATTTCAGGCGAAAGCGGAATGCCCTTTATCGGTGTCGTCATGGCGCTGGCTTACCTCCCGGACCGGCCGGAGCAGTCGGCGGAATGGCTGCTCCGGCCGGAGCTGCTCCCGCTGGCGCAGGAGCAGAGGGTGCAGGCACGACTCCCACGCCTGGCACAGCCGCGGCACTCGGTGTCCCGATTGCCTGCCCTAGCTGCGCCGCTGGCGCTTGCTGCGCTTGCGCAATCGCCTGTTCTACAATGGCTTGCGCCTGCTCTCGCTGCGCAGCCAGGAGCCATGCCTGCACGTCTTCGGCGGTGACGCCCGGAATGTACCGCCACAATTCCTGGACTGGCACGCCGAGCATCTGCGCCAGTTTCGTCAATCCATCAATCGTGGCGCTGAAGCTGCGCGTGCTGGTGTCGCGCCACACGACGGTTCCGAACAGATCATTCCAGCCTTGCTTGTCACCACGCGCCAGCGCTTCCAGCCGGAAGGTATTGCGCCACGGGTCCGTCAGATTCGCCTTCAGCTCATCCACGTGCCGGTCCTGGCCATCCTTGGCCGCGGCCAGCGCTTCAGCCGACATGTTGGCAATCTGCCCTAGGAGCTGATAAGGAGGCACCTGCGTTACCGTAGCCATGTGGCGGATGCCATCCTCCCGGACGCCGGAAAACGGCTGTAGCGGCGTCTCAGAAAATTCACCGAAGTGCGTGTTCGGGTCCTCCGCAGCCCAGACGCGGTCGACGCCCGGACGGAATGGCGCTTGCTCCCTGCCCTGCTCGTCCACTGGTGCCATGCCCGTGACCCAGCGCTGCCGAATGGCTGCGTACTGCTCGGACATCATCAGGTTGAACGTGTCGAAATTGATCTGGTCCTGGATGGGAATGATCGGCTCTATCTCGCCTGAGCAATCCTCCTCGCCATCCAGGTCCGTCTCGAACAGAAAGCGAATTACCGGGCAGATGCCGAGACCGTGCGCGGAAATAGGCGACTGCCCGTTCAGCAGCGGGTCGCCGGCTTCGGCTAGCTGGAGATTGTATGCTCCTACCGAGCCGATTCCATTGAGAACACTGCTGGCCAGAATGTAGCGCTTGTCCTCGTCATAAACGGAAACGTATACCTTGGATTTCCCCTTCGGCAGATTTACCTGTCGGACTTCAATTGCGTACTGCGGCCACTCGTCATCAACATCGTCGGCATACATGGCCGTCATTCGCCGAGGAGAGACCGGGCGGATTACCGGCACATCCTGCGCTTGCTCCTCATCGGTGGATAGCTGGCCTGGCAGCACTACGACATAAGAGCTGCCGTACTTGATGACCGAGCGATGCACGCCATGCTGACGAGACACCATTCTGTTCGCGCGAAATGACTGCCAGCCAGGCTGAGGCTGCTGCGGTGCCAGCACCTCATTCGCAGTCTGACCCGACGGCCGGTAGCCATCCACGTGCAGATTCTGAGAAATGACGGAAACGACCAGCGGCAGGAAATTGCGCCGCGACTTCTTCATGATCCAGCGGTATTCAGCATTGACGCCCCGAGGAGCGAAGGGCGGATCATGCCTGCCGCGCACGTATCGGCTTATGTGGCGCAGCCTGTCCTGCTCGGCCTGCCGCGAGAGCAGCGTGTTATTCGCAACGCTGACGACGTCGCCAGGGTCAATTATCATGGCTCTCCAGATGGTCGGCCAGCTTGCTCTCGCGCACTGGTGCCCAGCAGACGGGGCATTCCTTCATTACGACCTCGCCCAATTCCGAGGAGCGCAGCCGGATATTAACGAGAATGGTCAGTGCATCTTCATTGCTCACGAGAAGCTCCATATCCTGGCCTTGCCCGTGCTGGCTTCGGCTTCCTTGCGTTCCTTGTATTTCTTAGAGGCGAGAACGAGCCGGCGAGCGTGCCGCGCGATTATCATGGCGACGCAGCCGTCTATCTTGTGGACTGACTTAGGGCTTTCCTTGGAAATGGAAATGCCCCACCGATTAGGCGCACGCCGCGCATTGATCACGTGCCTGCCTAGCACGGAATCGCCATCATGGATGAATCCCGGAGGCCTGGCCTCAATTTCAGACAGGACCATTTCGCACGCCTGCGTGAATTCGCCTACGTGGCCGCGCATATCCCAGGCGACGGGCTGCGGATCCCTGCCGCCAGGCACAGCCCAGACGTCCACGATTTCCTCGAACATGGCACGCCAGGTTATCTTCGTGCTTTCTTCCCATTCCTTGACGTCCGCGAAGAACGCGGATATATGCCATTTTGCTTTCGCCATCTGAATGGCAGCTTCCACCTCATTGACCGGAACATAGCCCTTGCTCAGCGGCTCCCATATGCCGAGCGTGAATGTGAATCCGGTGGCAATGTGGCAGCCGATCAGCGCAGTAGCGTCACTCACGCGGCTGCCGTCAAATCCGAGAGCGATATCGTCGTCATCATCAATACGGAATTCAACATCAGCCATGCGTGCCCATAGCTGCGGAGTAGTCCAGGCATCCTCGGGGCTTTCCGGCCAGTTCAGGTAGAAACGCTTACTGACATCAAGAGTAGTCCTAGGAGAAAGAATGCGATTATCAACAATGTCGTCACTGTCAACCCAGTAACAATCTCCGTAAGCAAAATCAACGGCTTTTCGAATAGATGCCACATCATCCCAGTCAATATCCGGCGGAGCCATCCGAGCATCATATAGAATCCTTCCCTTGCCTTTCAGCCTGCCTTCCTCTTGCGCGATCCACGCGTCGTACGTGTTTTCCGCAACTGATTCCTTGCCGGGCTCCCAGGCATTGGACGTTTCAATTAGCCTGCTGCCTGATTTGCCTACGTTCCGGTCCATTACCTCGGCCAGGTCAACTCCGCCATTGTTCGGCAGGAATGATTCCGTCTGGTCAAGGATTCCGAATGTAGTGCGCGCTCCTTCCTCAGTTGTCGGCGAACTGGTGATCACCATCAGCTCGCCTCCGCCTGGCACGTGGAATACCGTGCGGCCAGGCTCAATTTCGTAATCCTTCAGCAGCCGACTGCCCTTCGGCAGCAGTGCCCGCACCATCGTCATCGTGTTGATATTGGCCTGGTCGTGGCTGGTCGCGCCGATCTGCACTAGCGGCATCGCTACCGGACGCCCCACTGCTCCGCCGATTACCCTGTCGTCGAAATGGTCCAGCCGAACGGGAGCCAGCAATTCAATCATTGACAGGACAGCCGCGAAAGGCGATTTCCCTGCTCCTTTCGCCCAGCGGCGCACGCCATGATAATATTCCCAGCGGCCATTCTCGCGCAGCGAATACCACCAGAGAATGAATCGCACCTGGCTTTCAATGAACTCCCATCTGTCGCCTGCATTCGGCCCGTCCGGCTGGCGCAGATACTTGCTCGCCCAGTGAATCGCCTCCCATCCAAGCGTCAATTCCGGAACGCCTTCCGGAAGAGTTACGAGTCTATCTCGCGGAGCGATAAAGGTCATGTTACTCCGGCGGACGCACGCACAGCGCACATTCGCTGTACGGATTGTGAATCGTGTAGTCGCTGGAAATGAGGGTAGCCGGAATGACAGTCCTGGAATCATCGGTGCTGGCGATGTACGGAACTACCGTGGCATTGTCGCTGCCGACAGCCCAGAACAGCACCTGATGATCATTGTGCCCGCTCGCCGGCGCAGTATTGAAATGGACGTAGCTGCGCGCAGCCGCGACCATGCCATTGATCGGCGGCAGCGATGGACCGCCTCCAGCCCGCGGAGGCATTACGGCATAGCGCAGACGGTAGCGCTGGCCAGCGTGCCCGCTCCGCCGAGCGTGGTGCAGTTGGAGCGCGCATAGCGCTGCCGATGGTCCGAGCGGGCAGTTACCCAGCCCGAGCCGGTAACGCTGCCCTGCGCAGTGTACGTCGTGTTATCGGGGCTTGTTTCCAGGACCGTGACTGTCGTCGGGCTCGGGCTGGCCACGAACATGCTGAACGCGCCGAACGTATTGCCGGCTCCCGCGTCGTGCTTGTTCGCGCCTGCGCCGGTAGCGGAATGGACATTGTTGACTGGTACTGGCATTATGT